CGCCAATGATAAGCGCCAATATAAATGTTATAACTTTATTCATTAAAACTCCTTTACATCAAGTCCAATATAAACATCGCATACTCTTTTTGCTAATTTATTAAATCTTTCATCATGCTGATCATAATCTTCATACCCATTATGAAATAAGTAAACATGGCAACACTCATGCAACATAGTTACAAATATCTTATCCCAAGTATCACACATCTTATCTATTTCAATGCGCATAGGATGAGTATGAAAATATCCCATGACTTCATTTGTATTTATTACAGAAAATGTTATGCGATAAGCTTGGGGCATTCCTCGCATTTCATTAAACGGCGGTAATAATGATAATGCTTTATATATTTTGCGGAGATTTTGTTTCGTTAATAATTTTTCCATAGTCCGCGTCTGTATAAGTAATTAGTCCGTTATCTGAATAATATAAATACTTGCCTTCATTTTCATCTTGTGTTTTTAGGCTATGATGCGCTGGACATAAGCTTTGAAATAGATTTATTTTAAACTTATTATCATCTTGTCTGTGTGGAAATACATGGTCTATATGAACTGCTTGAACTACTCGGCCTTCAATTAAACAAGCCGCGCATAATGGCTTTTTGCTTAACTGTTGTTGCCTTTGTTTCTTCCAAAAGGCAGTAGCATATAATTTACTATTCTCTTTGCCTTTCTCTGTTACACCGCCACCATGATCATTGCAAAAGGTAGATCGGCTAGTCTTTTGATTCTTGCAACCTAATTCCCGACACTTGGTGTTAAGAGGTGCAATTGGCATAATCTAATTTTATCATATTTGACCTTCTAAAACTGCTAAAGTTTGTCGTAAAAGTTCTGATTCTGATCCATACTTTGTTTCAAAAGTCTTTTGACCTGCATGGAGCGCGACACCAAACCCGCCATTTTGATGATGCATAGGACATAAAGGGATAGCCATACTCCAATGGCTACGCATAGCCAATCCAACCCCATGCCGTATGTGGTGAATATGTGGAGCTGAATAACCAAACCCAAGATTGCGACAAACAATGCAACCAATTTGAGATAACTTTTCATAGTGTTTTTTTTCATCTTTATTCAATCGACCATCCTAAATCTGAAAAATAGACCTCAATGCTCTGAATATAACTTGTAAATTCCTCGATTGTAAGATCAGTCGTTGAGCGAACATAAGGCACTTGAACTCCATTAATAGTTTTCTGTTCAGATAAGAAAAGATGCCCACACAAGAGATGCACTTCCATAGGTAAGTAACCTGTAAAGTTACTAATGCTTTTATATAACCTGCCCCACAAAAACTTATTTGCTTCAATTGACCTCTTATTGCCATCAACCTTTTCTTTGATCGTAACTTGAGGTGTCTTTCCTTCTTTGATTAATTCTTCCAAATAAATCTGAAGTTGCGGAAGGTTTTGCTGACTGACTATCCATTCTCTGTGCTTCATCTTTTAATTCCTGTGCGTTATCGTGTATTTTAATCATCTTGTGGCCATCCCATAATACAAATCTATTTGCGCCATCCGCAAGAGTGTATCGAGAAATATAAAAATTATTGCGCTCAATGCAATATTTACTGACTTTGCTCCATTTATTTTGCATGTATAGCTTCCTTTGCGAATTCAAGTGAGATTGCTGGATATTTTTTTGGGTTAGCAATAATCCTATGCGCCCAAGCCCTCATATCTTTTAGCTTCTTATCTTCACTCTTAATGTCCTGGACAAATTTATTTACATTTGCCGCATATACCGCATTTTCTTGTTTAGATAGTTTCGGTGCTTCTAGCCTGGCAAATTCAATTGGCTTTTCCCTGCATAATTGCAATATGTCAAAAATACTGGGAAAGAATTTACTGTTATCAATATGCTTATCAAAAGCTTTAGTGACTATATTAAATTCAAACCTTTCAAGCTTATGAAACCAAACTCGGATTGTATCTAAATCTAATGGTTGTTTTTGATAGAGCGTTGTTACTGTGTCCATCATTTGTTTAAAGCCTATCTTATCGTCTGCTGTCATTTAAAATCCTTTTTATTTAGCCATCATATACAAACCAACATTGCCTAGCGCATAACCAAAATAGCAAACACTCATTCCATTATTACCAAGATAAAACTGTTCAATGCTGATATATGAATAGATAAGCCCTGTGATAATAATTAGTATATGGCTCAAAATAATGGCTCGTCTGTTATCAAATCAAATACATTTTCTTTTGGTGGAGCTGGTAATTTTTCAATTCTATGATTACCTCTGTGCAATATATAGCATTCAGCTTCATGCTTTGTTCTAAATCTGCGAATTGGTTCGCCTAAATCATCAAAGACTTGATAGCGAAATAAGACTTCCATAAAGTTACTCATCGGATAAATGTTAATTCTAGCATTAATGATAGTCCTAAAAATATACCAAAAAATCCACCAATAATTAATATTTTAATTGCAAAATCTATAAATCTAGTTATTAAATTCTTCCCATAAATAAAATAAGACGAGTGAAACAACCACGAATATAATTGCCCACAGAATAAAAGCAACAATTTTAAAGACCAACCACAAATTTGCTAGAGTCATATTTTTTCTCAATTCCATTAATTGTTTTAGATTCACCCGCTACTAATTGAGTAATAGTAAGATTATGTCGCTTACCCTTGAGGTCACGCATCCACTCCAGGCTATCAGGTTCAAAAAATGAAATCATCTTCCAAACTATTTCGCCATTATGTCCCGTTTCTTCTATCAACCATGCTTTAGTTTCCATATTGTCTTATCCTTTAAGTTTTTCTAATATAACCTTTGCATTTCTAACACAAGGTATCTCATCAAATCTTGGATCGCCTTGAGTTAAACCTTCTACCATCCAATCTAAAGCTTCTACAAGCTCATTGACATCTCTAGCCAGTTCTTTTCTATACTCAAGATCAGTTTGAGTTTGTCTATGAACTTTTAAAAGCCATTCTTTAGTATCGGGTTCTTTATGCTTCATCTTGATTAATCATTTTTACATCTTTAAGTTTTCGAGTATTTCCATCAAATACAAATTCTACATTACATCGACTAGCGCGTCTTTTATTTGTGGCCGCTAATAATCCTACTTTGTCATACATTCTTAAAAATACAGCATAAGGGGCTACTATATCTTCTATTGGTGCTGGTCTAGTTTTAGCTATCTCTTGAACATCGACTGATCCTTGTAACTGTTTCACCCAAAGCTCAAGAGAAGCCATTGTATTATCTGTTGTCATTTCTTATCCTTTTCTTATCTAATAAAATATATGATTTGCTATAGCTATCTTAACTTCCTTTTGTCTTGCCCAAAAAGGTTTTGCCATTTGTTTTGTATGAAACCATTTAGCACCCCTTGTTGGATCATCTATCCTTTTTTCTAAAATCGCTTTTGCAAGCGGTTGTAAATATGCTATCTGTGTTTCAGTCGGCATCCCATAATCCAAAAATTGGTATTGCGCGGGCTGTTTCATTACTTCACAAATAGTTTTCGGATAATTTGGATCGGCTTTGCGGTTAATCGCAGTATAAGCGACTGCAACTTTACCCATATCAGGTTCACCCCTAGCTTCACCAAAAATAATTGCTGATAGACATAAGATTTCATTAATCATCTTTCTTCCTAAAATGTTACTGATACAGACTTTTCATCAGTCCAGCTATGACTGCGAATATAACTAGCTGGATAAGGGATAAATTGTCCACCCTGCTTAAACCATTCAGGCGATTGTTTCTGCCATTCAAGGGCTTTAAGCACATCTTCTATATTAGGTCTTATCGTATTCCAAGCTTTTCTAGCATCCTCTTTCTTCTTTTTCTTTGGATACAATTCCCAAAAGACATCAAAGTCTTTGGATATATATGTATTTATAGGTTGTTTAGTTATTAAGTTATTAAGTTCTTTAGTTAGTGAGTTAGCATTGGGTTGGCAATGGGTAGGCATTGGGTTGGCATTGGGTTGGCATAGGGTTGGCATAGAACCCTTATCCCATCGCTTCTTTGCTGACTTTGTGGCTACTTCTAATCGGTCTTTATACAGTTCAATTTCAGTTTTAGACCTTCCTTGAACATAACCATCTTCAGTTTTAGTCCAAAAATCATTAAGGACATTCTTAATAGCATTCTTCTCATCTTCGCTCCTCGCGTTAAATAATCTAAATAATTTATCTTCTTCTAAAGGGAGCGGTGTTTCATCGAGATAGAATTGATCTAGTAATTGTCGGTAACATCCATGCTCCAGCAATGTTAAGTGTGTTGTATCTTTGCGGTAATCCGCGATGTTATGTTGATAATAATGCAATTAGTTTCACCTTTCTTTTATCTTGTCTTTTTTATTATTAAACGAATTCTATGATTCGTGCAAGTATTTTTGTATTATTTTTTGCCCTTCCTCAAATCCATAGGCCACTTCCGCACCATAACCCATTGATTCTGCTAAATTTAAGAAGTCTATTTGATTTTGTTGTAATTTTGCACTTTTATCAGCTTTCATCTCTAAAAATAGGCCATGAAGGCCATTTGCTGGAATCATAAGAAACAAATCGGCCACCCCTGCCGTTACCCCCTCTTGTTTTAATTTAATGGCCGTTCCGATATGCCTAGCGCCCCCATTTGGAATAGCCCATAGGCATTTTGCCATTAATGGATATTGAAGCCTAAACCATTTAATTAGCAAAGTCTGTGCCAGGTGTTCATTATTTTTCATAAATATATTTAAAAAAGCTTGAAATAATTATTGATAGGTATATATTAACACCTAGCAACACAATTTATTAACAAGAAACTATAAGGAAACTAAAATGGAAAATACAACACAAGAAGGCGTAGCAAGAATAGGTTATGGCAATAAACTTCATCCAGCTTACATAAGCGAATCAGGATTTTTATTTTTTAGATGTCGTTGTGGCGGCACATCTAATGGACATTCAGCTCATAAAGCTAAATTTTTTAGTCAATCTCAATATCCAAATTTAACTAGAACTTGTGGGGTTCGATAATATGAAAATATTATTAACCGCACTATTAATCGCACTCCCCATCGCATCATTCGGTGGGGAATCACCGAAGCTTCGTTATAATTGGGTTGAAAACAAATATAACTATGCACCTAAAGAAGCCAAGCTTAAATACAATTGGACTGCTGACAAATATGAATTTGTTATGCCCAACTCCAAACTTAAACTTAATACTCAAAGCAATAACTACGAGTATGTTCAAACACAAATTGATCCATATCAATCAGAAATAGGGGAATAATATGTCATCAGAAATTAAGAAATTAATTATTTATACAATTGCTATCTATGCATATTTTGGTTTATGGTTATATGTGCTTTACCCTTTACTAGACAATTTATTAAAAGGGGTGTAATATGACGAAAAATCAACAAGTTACGGGGGCAAGTATGTCTGACCAGCAACGAGAGATGCAACACAAGATTCATATTCAAACAATGATGAATCCTGATCCTGATTTCCTAGATTTAGAACCTCATATATCTTTACAGGAATTAATTGAATATCATATAGCTTTTAATGTTGATGTCTTTTCTGATTTTTATGATGAGATTGAAGTGCAAAATCAAGTAAAAAATATCTTGTATGATTCTCAAGATGATAAGCTAGGCCGCATTAAAGATGTTTATGATGCGGAAATTAAAAGAATAGCAAAATTTATAGCTGAAAACCATGAGAGAGATAGTTTTGCAAGATGGGCATATAATGATACAATCTCGCATGTAATATAATTTTTAACTTTGAAACTAATTAGGAAACTATATGATAAAAGAAAAGAAAAAATTAAAAAAATATTTAGATAATACAACTGATACTAATATTTGGATTAATGAATTTTTAATTGATAATCCACAATATGCAAATGATAAAGATAATCTTTATGCCTGGATTGATAGAGCGTTATTAGCTGGTTGGCATTTAGGTTTTTATGATGGTCAAATGCGAGCTTTAGATAAGCTAGAAAGAACTTTTAAAGTTTTTAAATACGATACTGATTACGAATAGGACAAGACATGAAAACATCCGAAAGCATCAAACAGATTGCTGAAGCTTTAGTGTCGGCGCAAAAAGAAATTAGATTTGCCGCTAAAGATTCTACCAACCCTCACTTTAAATCCAAGTATGCCAATATTAATTCAGTTATTGAAGCGGTTAAAAAGCCACTCAATGATAATGGTATTGCAATACTCCAATCATTAAGCCCATCAGACGACAATAAACTCCATCTAACCACTCGATTACTCCATAGTTCGGGTGAATGGATTGAGGATACTGCCGTCTGTCCTATTCAGAAACAAGACCCGCAAGGATTAGGATCAGCGATTTCTTATATTCGCCGTTACTCCATATCTAGTCTTTGCGCTCTTTATGCTGATGATGATGATGGCCAATCCGCCGCGCTTAATGCCGCAGATTATCTTCAAAAAATTGCTCATTCACAAACTTTAGAAGAACTCCAGGCTAATTATAATTTTGTAATGGGTGAAGTTAAAAATGATCGCACTTTATCTAAAATGGTTATTGAAGCTAAAGATAAAAGAAAGGCGGAGCTATGATGGAAGGATCAAAAAACAGTAATTTTTACAAAGTGAAGCTACCCTATTCCGCGCAAGAATTAATGGCGTTAGAAGCCCGTAAAACAAGAATAGAAGCTATTAAAAGAGAGCTAGGTGATAAATACCTATTAGCCCCTCTTTATGGCAGAATTCAAAGCCCTAAACTATGAATGGCTCTTATTCATATAAAGATAGAAATAATGTCATTAATATAGCGGAAGTATTATTTGAATCATATTGCCAATCAAAAGGATATTTTTATAGAAGATTAGGCTTTGATGAGAAGAACGATCCCATTCCTAACTTTTATGACCTTAATACTTTTATTAGAAATATGCCTGATTTTTATATTAACAATAATGGTAAAGCTGGGTTAATAATGGTAAAGGGAACTGCCAATATTAAAGCTTCAGAAATTAAAATGCTTCCAATGTTTATGGAATGGTATAGCTCTGAAAAATGTCCTTTGCTTTATGCTTTTTG